TGTTTTCCCATGTGGCAGGTTCTAACTGAAAGTTAAAGCCATTAGTATAAGTGACACCTCTTTTTAAATATTTGTTTTCCTGCTTAACTTCTAATGCTTTTATTTTTCCTGTAAAGCCTGGAGATGATGTACTATCTAATTTTAAAGTATCAGTATTTGATGCAGTTATTACATATTCATAATCGCCACTTTCTGTTATTGTTTTAGTAGTTCCTCCTAATCTCAATCTTAAAGTACCAGTATTATCTATCTGCACTTTTATTTTAACGTAATACTTTCTGCCATTTGTGACACTAAAAGAGGTGTAATACGCTTCTGATGCTATTAATGTACCTTCCAGTATTTTATCTGCCACAAGCCAACCGCTGCCAAGTGTCCAGTTTGCACTATCAAAATTCTGCAATGGAAAGCTATTTATAATGGATGCTACTTTTACGGCAAAGACAAATTGGAAAGGCTGAAAAGTTGCAGGAGGAATCACCGCAGCGTAGAAGCCAAGAATACCGGTATAAGAAAGCCTTGCATCTGTGTTGGTTGCATCAAGTACAGGAGTAATAGTGGTTATTGGTGTTGAATTAGTAGTATAGTTATATTCTACACCTGCCAACAAATTCTGCTTTGCAAAGTGATTATAACGTATTACTACATTTTTTAAGGCTGGGTAGTATGTCCATTTGCCTCCGCTCAACCTTAATAAATCGCTATTGCCTAAATCTGTCTGAACATTTGACAAAGTAAAATCAGCGGTGAAGGTACCAGATGATTCAACGCCAAAAGCATTGTATTTAAAATAGCGGTGATTTGTTGGAGTGCGTGAATATTCATTAACTTGAATAAACCAATATTGACTACCGCTAAAAATAAGCCTTGCTCCAAATGTTTGGCATATTTTTTTTAATACATCGTAGCAACTTTGGTAAGTGTAATTATTCTTTGTGTCTTTGTGATAAAATGCACGATGTTGGATGACGGTTAATAAGGCGTAATCATTGTCAGCATTATAGGCAGTAGTATTCTCATGCCAATTGAAAATCGTGTGTAATACCGGTAAACTATTTGCCACCAGGTTTTCCTGCACAAAGTCCAATTGGTTTAGGCAGTTAAGTATATGCTGCACAACTGTATCCTGACCTTTGTAGGGACCAACCGCGCTGCGGTATTCCAATGTTTTTAGCCATCCTAATCCATCAATGGCAGATATTTGAGCCTCATAACCAATTGCCAAAGGAACATCCTCAAATTCAACTAAGTCTGTAACAATATACCCATACCAATTAAATGATACAGTAGTATTATCATTCTCGTAGGCACTTAAGTCCATTGTAAATCTACCCTCAACCGCTAAACCTATATCTAAAAGTAAAGTTTGTAAATCATTGTTATTTATCAATAAAGACAAGGTACACCGAGAGCCAATGATTGGTGTAAATCTTTCTTGTCCTTGCTGACTTTCACTGTCATATTGAAGCTGCAAACCAATGGTGTCAAAGTCGTATGTCGCACCGGAAAAGACATTGTCTTTAATAGATACTACTATCTTCCTGCCCTTTTCGTTATATACTGTCGTTTGAAACCTTGCTGCCATTACTGTACTCTATTTAATCCCTTTTGGCTTCTGTTCAACAATATAATCAAATCATTGCCGCTTATCCTTGTTTCCAATGTTCCACCTATGCCCATGTCTCCCATCATTGACTTTAACTTTGATAATGGAGCAATTACCTCAGGATCAACCCTTGCATTTCTATTATCCCCTACCATTGCCATAGTCGGACCAGTTGCAAGGCCCCCTTGTGCAAGTTTAGGAGCAGCTAATTTACTTTTTACAAATGTACCTAATGCAATTAACGCAATACCACCAGCAATAGCGATAGCAGGATTTAAAGATTTTAAAGCTAAATTAATACCTGTTGCAGCTATACCAACTTGTACGGCTAATTTACCAAATTGAATTAAAGCATCTGCTAAAGGACCAATTACAGAACGAATATCAAATGACGCACCAGTTAAGGCTTTACCTAATGTTTCACCAAAGGCAACTGCCATGTCATTTAATGTGCCTTTTATTATATTATTTAATCCCTCATTTAATTGGTCAAATGATAATTTTAATAATTCAATTTGTGTTAATTGTTGTTTAAAATTATTATTAACTTTTGTAGTTGCTTTATCTAAGGATTCCTGCTCATCTTTTAATCTTTGCGTTGATGCAGCAGCACTTGTTAATTTATCAGGTAACAAATTTAAAGTTGGTAGTAAATTTGATTTTGGCATTAATGTTCTTGCAGGTAAACCTTTTCCTCCACCCGTACCACCATCACCAAATACCAATTCTCCTGTACCATTTGTACCACCTCCGCCAGTTCCTGTTTTGCCAGGTGCAGCCATGAATAGGCTGGCTAATTTACCTTTTAAACTATCAACTGTTTCACCTATACTTTTAAATCTTGTTTCAACTACTTTTTGTTCTTCTTGATATTTTGTCATTCCTGACAAGTCAAATAACTCTAAACCCAATGCTTTCTGAATACTATCAATACCTTGCATTAAACCAGCTACATTGGATAGAACTGCATTTTTTATGCTTATCCAAATATTAGTAAATTTATCTTTAAATGCCTTCCAGTTATCATATACATATAAGGAAATAGCACCTACGGCAGCAATGGCAGCGGTAACGGCAAGAATGGCAGGATTGGCAAGAATGGCGGCAAAGGCTTTACTTATAACACCTGCCATGTTTGCAACTGTTGTAGATATGAGCCGAATAGTGCCAACCATTGCACCAAAAGTAGTAATCAATTTTCCTACTATAAATATTGCAGGCCCAATTGCCGCAACAATTAAACCAGCCTTAACAATAAAGCTTTGTGTTTCGGGATTTAAAGATTTAAAACCATTTACTAATCTTTGTATTCCTTCACTCAATGAAGCTGCGACGGCTTCTAAGTTTAATGATTCATTAATTGCTTTACCAAGTTCAGCAAGTGATGCGCCTACATTATCTTTTAAATTATCAAAAGTATTACCTAAACCTCCATTTGCCCTTTCTAATTCACCTAATGCACCAACCGATCTTTGTATAAATTCTTCAGAACTTATTCCTAACTCCCTAATACCTTCTGCCGTTACTACGCCAAATTCCTCTTTCATCACACGCGCAAATTCTGGAAGCCTTTCTTTAATTTGATTTAAATCTTCTTGCGTAACTTTTCCAACTGCACTTATTTGAGATAGTGCTAATACTACGCCATCAAATTGTTCTGCTCCTCCTCCTGCTCTTGCTACGGCATTGCCAAACTGTGTTATTGTTTCACGAGCCGCATCAGCATTCATACCAACACTTTGCAGGGATGAGGAAGCCTTAACTACCTCAGGAAGTGCCAAGCCTGGATTCTCAGCAACCTTCCTTAACTTTTCCATTTCAATAGCTGCATCCTGGCTGCTGCCCATAATGGCAGTCAATCCATTCTGCAACTTCTCCATGTCGGCAAAGGATTTGAGAGCAGCGGTGCCAAGTCCGATAATTGGAAGCGTTAATGACTGAGTTAAGTTGCTGCCAATGTTCTGCATATTCTGCCCAAACTTCGACATTGACTTTTCTACCCTACCAAGTTCCTTGTCAAGGTTGGTGGTATCAATGCCAAGTTTTAAGAGTAATTTACCTATTGCCATCTATATCTCTTTATCCCATTTGTCAAATATTGTTTTGTCATTATTTGTCAAAGGTCTGTTAGTTTCTTTTTTAACTGGATTTTCCCATGGAAACTCTATTAAATCTTTTGGCTTTAAACTCCTTCCCTTTGCCGTGTGTACATTGAGAAGCAGAGTTGTCTGCCATCTAATTCTTTCCCATTGAAATTGTTCCGTTATTTCAAATTGGTTGTTATAACCTTGCATAGCTATAACAACCTCCTTGAAACTCATCTCATAGTATTGCGAAGGAGGAAACCTTAAAACTCCGAAACAAAAGCGCTCGATGTATTCAAGTGTGAGTTCTCCGCCTTCGCCACTACGTTTTTTTCATC